TGGTTGAGTTGCCCTCGCCAGTAACGCTAATAGAGCCAGCGGTGGTTACACCTGTCAGGGTATCTACTTTAAGAATACTAGCCATTATGCAAGGTCTCCCATACTAAGTACATAACTTGCACTCAAATCAATCTGTGCGCCATCTGCGCTACCAGTGGACCCATTAGCTGTAAAGTATTGCACACCGGAAGCACTAAGTGCTTCAACCGCTTGAGATGCAGCTAATGTGCCTACTCCACTATTTGTACCTCCCCTAGTTCTAGCCGCTGATACATTGCTGCCATCATCTGCACTGTTCATGGTGGATGTTATATGTACTTTGTCTGTTGCGCTAGAAAAGCTATTTGTAAAATTGCTTTTAAACTCACCAGTCGCATAGTCAGTTAAGCTACTTTGATTGAAAGAACTGTCTGAAGTGGTGTTTGGCGCATCATAATTAACAAAGTGTTTAGCCGCCTGTTGCTTAGTCAACCCAACAGGACCAGTGCCAGCCTTATCTGCAATAGTATCTACATTCAATACACTGGTCATACGATACTCCAATATCCATTAACAGTGACGGTGGCAGACTGTGTTATAGGCCCAGCACTTACACCATTCTCATCACTATCAATCGTAATGTCTGCGCTGATGGTCTGACCATTCAAGCGGATGATGCTGTTGTTGCCCTTGAAGGGATAACGTGTGTCAGACTCTGACTTAGTATAACTATTGGCTACAGAGAATGTGTCATAGATAACCATCTCAACTACGTCATTGAGGCTTGCCCCTGTGACCAGCACGACTGTTGTACCTGTCGTAGCTGTATAGTCTGTGCCGGGTTTGAGTAAGACACCGTTTTGATACACGTCCATGTACAGGCTATCCTGATAGGTTAGCACCTTACTGTCGGCATCACTGCCACTGAAGCTAGTCTGTCCCGATGTCGCTTGATATACAAAGCGATTGCGGAAACCTACTGCTGGGGATTTACCTATGTATGGCATTATGGTTTCTCCGGCCAAGTAACATCATCTAGTGATGTGGCTGTCTTAGTTATGTCACGCAAGTCTTGTCGATATTTCTTTTGTGCATCGGTTATAGTAAGGTCACAAGATGCCCACCAATCTGTTTCAGCAATAAGCCTATTACGTTTTTCACGCAATAATCGCATAGGCTCTGCTGCTTTAAGTTCGTCTATTTTTGTAGCAATGGCATCGTCAGAGGGTTGTGATATATCTTTACTGTGCCACTCTATTTTTGTTCCTCTTATCGTATATTCGGCTGTGGGTGTTAAAGCACATAAGGCTGCAGATATGTTTGTCATTGTTAAGTCCCCACCGCCATTAGTCGATGACCTTCATAGTTGTAGTAAATAGTCCCAGCATAAGTAGCGTTTCCTGTAGATTTACGAACATAAACAGTGTAGGTATGGTCACCAGTTCCAAGACTGCTATCGATTGCTGTTACTGTAGTATTTGGATATGATTCAAGACCACCAGCCGTATCTCCGCCCGTAACAGGCGCAAATTCTACTGCGCTTGGAGCAGTTCTTTGTAATCTTACATCAACAAAAGAATGGTCGTTTTTATCCACCCTCATTGAACCGTTGGCAGTTATTATAAGTTTGGAAAGTGTTGCAACGGTTGCGGCTGGAATTGTAATTGTTGCACCTGTGCTAACATAAGTTGTTGAAGTAGTGGTCTGACTTTTATCCCCAGCTAATTCAGCCGTGCTAAAATGTTTAACAGAACCCGTTGGCAAACCTGCACTAGTTAAATTAAGACCGCCATCTTGTACTTTAGTCAGTGTCATCTACTTATCCTTATGCGTAAGGGCTGTCACCCAACACAGATGTATCCCAAGCTGCCTTGAGTTTAGCAATTGTGTCTGCGCTATCAATTGCTGAAGCAGCAGGTGCATCACGCAGTGCTTTTTTCTTAGCTACAGAAGCAGTTTTTGCATCAGCATCGTCAGCCTCTAGTGCTTTCATGTACACTACGTCCTCTTCCTCAAGTAACTCCTTACGTACTTCACGAATTTTATCTTTAAAGATAACTTTAGCTGCAGTCATATCTTCTGATATAACCTTGCCATCCAATGACCATGCACCTCTAAAGTGACGGTCAGAAGGGACAGTTGCAGTTGAAGCATCAATCTGATTCCCGTCCTTGTCTACGATGTATGTTGTTGCCATTAGTTTTCTCCTATGCGGCTAATTCAGTGACGCTAAGTTCCTCAGTTATCTTCCAAGCATTGCGCCACTCACGTGTGCTTGGTAACTGTTCTTTACGGCATATAACCATCTTAGGTTTGTTGCCCTCATTCCAATTGCGCCACACATGCTGGGGGCAATCTTTCATAATTAGGTATTCTATAGCTTGCTCTTCTGTCATAGCCTCTACAGGCTTTGTGTTGTGTAGCAAGTGTCCACGAGTATGTTTTACAAAGTCAGGCTTTGCCTCATCTTTGGCTAGTTCCCAATATACCTGCACTGGTGGTAGGATGCCTCCCTGTAGCGCACAAGCCATCCAGTTAGGGTCAGGTACAAGTATCTTTGCACACTCATCAATGTTATCCTCGTACACTACACGATAGTCAGACTGTACAGCATCTAGGTTTTCTTTAGCCCAGCATAGTCTGTCAAATAGGTGTGTGCCTTGAAATTCTGGTGTCTGCATTATGCTAGGTCTCCTGTAATTAACACAGTAGTAAATTCACCATCTTTACGACTACCACCATCATCTCGCACATAATGTTTTAATACAGTAGTTGTCGGTGTACTGTCTCCAATACCCCCATAAGTATCATCTCCTGCTGCATCACCTGTTCCACCAGATGTGACTGATGCAACATAATCTGTGGCACTACTCATAGCATTAGACATGGTAAATGAATAATCGCCTGTACCGTTATCTGTTAAACTACTGCTTCCAAAACTTCCATATGTACTTGCACCATCGTTGTGATGTATCCACGCCTTTGCAGTCCCATTCACAACGTACTGCGTACCGACTGACCCAGCGGTGCTGTGTTCTAGGGTATCTGCTTTTATCTTTCCTAATGCCATTATGACCACTCCTCAGTAGGCGCATCAGGCCATGTTGGGCTAGACGGGTTTGTTTTACGGATGGTACGGATGCTTGCACGATATGTTTTAAATGCGGCTACACAATCACTGGTCAATCCGCTGTCAGGTATTTGTGTCCAGTCAGTAGCCCTTAAAAGAGAAGAGGCTGTTGCCAAAACATCTAATGACATTTCTGGTGGAGTAAAACGCTTTATATTTTTATAATTTGCCATTTTTTTATCCTATTAAAATACCACTGAAACGACATTCGCTTGGCCCGTTATAGTAAGTGCCGCCTGTGCTGCTATCATCTACGACCACTTTTATTTCATCTCCCACGTCACAATCAACTATTTTTGTAACAGTGCTATTTGAATAAAGATATTCGCCTTCTGAAGTAGATGTATCATTGTAAGAATAGCCAATAGATGAACTGTCTTTATATATGTAATTGATTAGTAAGTCGCTTGACGCTAACCGCACAATTCCAAGATTGCTTGTAAGGAGCCATTTTCCTGCTTTTGGTATTGTATAAATATATGTAGAGGCATTAAAACCGCTTGCAGTATCAATTTGTACGGTGGGGAAAGGAACAGGCGTGGTATTTACATAATTATTATTATTTCCTACAACTTGAAACATAGGTTGATTAGGAATAGATAATCTACCAGAAGTATCTATAGTAAATGCTGAAGTAGCATTTGTGTGAGCAAGTTCATTTACAAGTATCTTACTCATGCTAGGTCTCCGTGAACTTGGTCCATACAAATTGACCAATCATGCTCAGTAGTTGTAGCGTAACCTCTACGAACAGAATAGCCTCCAGCCGTTATGCTATAGAAACGTGACCAAGTGTTAGAACTAGCAGAATTGTTTGTTGCCATACCATTTAAGGAATAAGCAGTAGATGCTCCAGACATACTTGAAGTAAATGCTAAAGTGCTATCTCCAGTATCTATATCAGTAAAACTTGAATAGTTAAAACTTGAAGAAATTGCGTTACTTGTATGGTCAGCATTTAACCATGCTTTTGCCGCACTCTGCTTCGTCAGCGTAGCCGCACCACCGCCTGTGCTTTGTATGGTATCTGCTTTTAATGTACTCATATCGTCACCAATGTCCCACCGCTTTCAACGGTTAATGTAACACCAGAAGCTACAGTAAACGGACCAGTTACGTTGGCGTTCTCTGTGGCTAGGATGGTTGTATTTGCTGTGAGGGATTGTGCGTTGGTACGAAACAAACCACCAGCCTTGAAGTTACCTTTGTTCTCAGCGGGTGGTGTGATTGTACCAGCTTGGGGTGCTAGGTAATTTACAAAGATGTTACCTGTACCAGAGGAAGGAGCAGCACTAAATGTAAGTGTAGTGCCATCAGGAATGGTATAGGCTGCTGTATCCTGCACAACACCATCAACTGACACCAGTACGTCTTGCACAGAGGATACTGTTGTAGTCAATGTAAATGTAGTATCGCTACCGTCACCATTAAAGCGTTGTACAGCTTTAGTAGCTTGGTAGGAACCCGGAACTTTCTGACCAATATACGGCATTATTTATTCCTTATGAACTAATAGTGTCAACTACGGAAACCCAAACATCTGCGCTGCTTGCGGTATCACTTACTACATTAAGTATGTCACCAGATTGCATTACAATCTTTGCACCACCATCCAAAACCTGCAAGGCTGAACCTACTGGAATTGGGGCATCTTTAATAATGTAATAATCATCAGTAGCACCTGCTCCAGTGATGTACACATCCATTAAGATTTGGGTAGTTGTAACATTAGCAATATTGATACCAATTAACGCATCATCAGAGTTTGCAGTTCGTAAAACTACCTCACTCGTGCCTACGTTTCTCGCTATGTTTCTTTCAAAATCCTGTGCCATTTCTTCTCCTAGTAAGATTAAGTATAATTATACCATACTTTTATCTATTTGTCAAGTGCTAAAGCGCAATTGCCATCGCCACTGCAAATCCTGCTGAAGCACCCGTGCTTGTAGAATTAACGTATGTGGCTAGTCTACTCATAGTAGCTTTTCTATTAGTGCCACCTGCACCATCATCTACTATGAATATATCTGAATCTGTAAGTGCTGCACCTATGTCTGTGCCACCGTCAATATCTAAGTTATCAATAGAAAATGCACCTGATGCTGCACCTACATATGTTTTTATTCTTGATGCTTCCATTTTACGGTTAGTACCGCCAGCACCATCGTCCACAATCATTAGGTCAGCATCAGCTAGTGCTGCACCTATATCTGTGCCGCCATCAATCTCAAGTGCATCAAGGTCAACTTTACCTGCCGTAGAGATTGTGTTTAGTTTGCTATCAGGAATACTACCAGCTAGTTTACCTTGAGCAATGCTACCAGCCAACATGCCGTTACTGACTGAACCAGTATCACCTGTGCCAACTAGAGTTCCAGAAGCTGTTGGTAATACTAATACTGCTGAACTACCTGCTGAGTGTGGTGCAGCTTGTAGTGTTTGTGCGTGTGCGTTAGATGATTCACAGTAGAACTTTACTTTTGTTACATCGCCTGTGCCTGTTCTTATATCAATAAGTCCATCAGTAATAGACACACCACCAGAACTACCGTTACCATCTATAATAACTTTACCACTACCATTAGGCAGGATGCTAATATTTCCATTGGATACTGATACAATATCGTTGCCATTAACATCCAAGTCACCGCCAAGCTGGGGAGAACTGTCCGATACAACATCTGACAAACCACCTGCTGCTGAAATTAAGTTTGTTACAGGTACTTTTCTTAATGCACTAGCAGAGTTGTCAAACATCAATACTAAGTCATTAGATGTATCTACGGTAGTCTCTTGTGTCTGTCCTGTAATGACACTAGCATCAAGCATAGAACCTTCAACAGCACCGCTTGCAATAGTAACTGCACCACTGCTTGCCATTGTTACGTCACCAGAGATAGCTACTGGATTATAGTTAGTACCGTCACCTACAAGCATATGACCTGCAGTGTTTGTACCCATAGTCAAATCATCACCAGAGATAGTTAAGTCACCAGCTATGGTTGCATCAGCACCAGAAAAAGTTATTGCTGTTGTAGTGCCTGACTTAATAATAAGGTTGCCAGATGTGTTTGTTAAAGAACCGTAAGTAGTACCCCCATCTTTTAAGAATACATCACCACCATCTGCATCCAGAATAATGTCTGTGCCAGCATCAAGGGTAATTGTGCTGCTGCTATCTATTTCTTCAATGACAGGAGTTGTAAGAGTTTTGTTTGTGAGAGTTTTAGTGGTTTGAGAAAGGTAGGTATCAAAAGTATCTACTGTTGTCTGGCGCATTGTGCCGCCATCATTAGTTACGATACCATCTCCACCTGCGACTGCTGTTGTACCAGCAGATGTGCCACCATCCATGAGGTTTATTTCAGCAGTTGTTGCTGTAACCCCATCCATAATATTAAGTTCTGAGGTAGTGGCTGTTACGCCATCCATAATGTTTAGTTCAGAAGTTGATGCAGTGACACCATCTAAAATATTAATCTCTGCTGCTGTAGCAGATATAAGTGTACCATTAAAATTAATTGCGTCTAAATGTGCAGTGCCATCAATAAATAAATCTTTCCACTCAGCAGATGTGCTACCAATGTCACGTGTATTATCACCATCAGGTATTAGGTCTGCACCCAATGTACCCGATACAATAACATTACCCGATAGTGTCATAGTGCCAGCAATGTTGGCTGCACCAGCTAGATGTAGTTCTTTAAACTTGACACTGCTAGAGCCAAGGTCTACATCATTGTTTGTTACGGGTAGAATAGCACCGTCTTGAAAACGTACTTGTTCTACAGTAGAACCAGCACCACCTGCATCTACGAACACGCCCACACGATTGTTTGTATTATCAACAACAACTTTGTTAAGAGGAGTAGCTACACCGGGGTCTCCAATCAATCCAATGACTGGACCCTCTGCTGCTGTACCATCGTGTTTATGTCCTGAAGTGTTTACAAAAGCGGCTAGTATTTGATTAAATTCATCATTACTATGTGATGCGGTGATAACGTCACCGTCAGTAAATGATGATTGTCTAGTATAACCTGCCATTACCTTCTTGCTCCTGCGTCAAATTCTAATTGAAATCCTTTTAGTGAGTATGGTGCAGATGTGCCTCTGTCATTAACTCGTAGTGCTACAGCAAAGCCTGAACCTTCTATAGGCTGTCTAATCAATGGGTTTGTCTGTCCACCGTATGTTGCTGTGCCGTACAAAGAACTACCATAAACCGCCACCACTGAAGATGTATCAAAAGGATATGCTGCTGGTCTTGCTACAGTAGGTGCTTCATAATCGTATCGTACAAACAGGTCTGCGTTCACTGCTGCTTCAGGTGCATAGTTAATAATTACACGCTGAAAGTTTTTTCTTATGCCAGCATCACCCATTGTTAAATCTGGTGAACGATATTTCCCAACAACTACGCTACCATCAAAAGTGCTACCCTGTTCTTGACGATATACAAACCCATCAAAATCGCCATGAACAACTATGGTCTCACCTGCTACAACAACAGAGTCTGTGCTTGTTGCCCTAATACCTAGTAAGTCACCAAACTCATAGGTTTGTCCTTTACGTACACAGATAACACCTTTTGTTGCTGATCTTGTTGTACTTGCATTTGTAAAGAATATTCTATACTGTGTTTTGTCTGGTATAACAACACTTGAAAATTCATCTACGTCTGATAAATCTAAGAAGCGTTTTTGTACTTGCCTACTTATTGTACCTAATTCTACGTCACCAATTCTTTCAGTACCAGCAACTGTTCTTAATCCATCAGGTCCAAGAAAAACAATGTCACCACCAAATTCTTGGATTGTAAAATTATTTAGACACCCTATTTCTCTAGTAACTGGTTGTATAACAAAGTCTGATATTGTATTACCGACTAACTTAAATATGCGTTCTTCACAAAAAATAAATAGTGCATCACGAAACGGAAACAATCCAGTTATATCACTATCAACTCGTATTGTACCTGCGCCATTAGCTGTTGAAAAATCATCATCTGTAAATGGAGCAGTAAATACTAAAGATTGTGGCTGACCTGACATACCTGCAAAAAAACTGGTATCTTTAAATCTTGTAACAAAAGCTGGGTCAGAAGGTGCGCCTGTTGCATTTAAGTCAGTTACTGTTGACCCATCAAACTTACTTGCGTGGTTTGCACCATCTGCAAACACAATTAGGTCAGTACCATTTAAATTATATCTAAAATGTGTATATCTACCTGCACCTGTTCTGCCACTATCTATCTGAGACCACGAACCAGTAGTTCCAGCTTGATATACATTTGTGCCTCTAGCAGCTACTACCTTTCCCTTAAAATGAGCCGATAGTAAAATTGGTTCAGAATCTGATGCTGTTTGCGGAACTACATTGCTATTCCATTTTATATATCCAGATATTCTTCTGTAACCACCAGATACGTCTGGCTCAAAGTTCTGTAATTCTAGTGCCATCCCCGGCTGCATAGCAAAAGTAGATTGGTCTAAGACTAATCCACCCTGACAAGCGAAAACAAAAGGATTGAGGCCAGCTTCATCTGCCATTTAATACACCTAAAATGCAGCTACGTTAATGCCATACCTTTGCGAGTGCGGAAGATAGGTTGACCTCACATAATCTGTTCTGTTCAATAATATTGATTGCATATGCTTTATACCCTCTTCAAACCTAGTAAAGTTTAGACCATACTGTTGTGCTTCACCTCTGTACTGATATGCATAGGCAGTCGCACCGTCTGCGATTACTTGTCTAAATTGTTCAGGGACAGTGGGAACATCAGTGGCAGCAGCTAAAGCAGTAGGTCTACTATAAAATTCGTATTTTAATACGTATGCTTTGTCTGGGTAAGGGTATAAGCCGTAGTTATTATCAGGTGTTCTAAATACAAAGTTTGGAACGCCACCCACACCTGATGAGGTTTCTTGACCAATATATTTGTCTACATATTCTTTATAGTCTAGTACACGTAGGGTAGTAGCATCTACACCTAATGTATTATCTTTGCTTATTCTAAATGTTTCGTAGTCCACATGTTGCGTACCAGTAGGAACTGTGTATCGTGTTTGTGAAGCTACAAGGGTTTCTGTTTGTGTTGAGTGGCTAAAAGGCCAACCAAATTCTCTTTGATTAATATAGTTAATAGCATCGTTTACTGCGTTTTGACATTGTATTTGATAGCCTCTTGCTGCAGTAAAGTTAGTAGCAGTAAGCACTACCTCGTTCATACGAGCAAGAACTTCATTTGTCAAACCAAGAAAATCATATGCCATGTTAAATTCCTAAATGAAAGTGAGGGGGCAAGTTACCCCTGCCCCGTCACATTACTTTACGCTAGTGTATCACGGTCTACTTCTTGAGCAGTCATGTCACCCGTATCGTCAACGTCCATGCAGACAGCAAACATGCGGATTACTCCACCTGTTGTTGTACCTGTCATTGCTTGGATTTCAATATCAATGGTATCAGAAGTGCCACCGATAAGAACAGGAGTTTGTCCTGCCTTAAAAGCGTAATCACCTACTGATGCTCCATCAAAATCAAAGCCATCAACAAAGTTATCCAAGTCTCCACCTGTGATACCAAAATCAAAATCAGTGTCAGTTGAAGTACCTGCATGAGCAGTTGTTACTTCAAAACCAGCACACATGATTAGGGTATTAGCTGGAATAGTCAAACCCGGAATTACATCGTTTGCAGCGAGGGCAGTACCCTTATCGCTTGCAGCCGTTTCAAAATTCAGGTCTGCTTGGATTAAGTAAGGCTTGCGACCACGACCATCATTTCCTCGTGCTACAGAGGTAGTATTATCACCAAGTGCCATAATTCAGTCCTCCTTTAAGCCAAACAATATGCCGCAGTAACGATTGCTTCAGGACGAAGAATCTTGCGACCATACAGATGCATACCACGGACAATATCTGCGAAGCTGTCCGGGTCACGATAAGTCTCAGTCTTGTTAATCTGCTCTGCAGTTGCAACAGCAGATGAATGACCAGCAACGATGATGCCCATGTTTGACGAATTAACACCACCTGTAGTTGCTGGGCCAGTGCCAAGCGAAGGTAGGTTATTAGACGTGTAAACTTGGAAACCGTGAAGGTTATTCAAGACAAGTCCGTTCTGTAGTCCAGAACCACCAAAGTCAGAATTTAGAAGACGTGAATCTTCATCCTTCAGTACCTCAATGAATACTGGGTCAAGAACAATCCAACGTCCTTGGGTATCAACATTTTGCTGATCCAGAAGACGGGACATACGTGCAAGAATTTGCAACGGAAATGCGTTACCTGCAGTGCTGGACTTAGCAGCAGTTGCACCACCTGCACGTGGCTCAATACCAATACAGCTATTAGCAGCACCTGCTGTGCCAGAAGTATTAGTAAAGTCAGAAGCGTCAAGCGACATGGATGCCAAAAGTTCAGCACCTACGAGATTTGCACCACTGGAAGCTGTTGAAACAGCCTTTGCACCATTAACAGTTGTGTTAACAGTATTTGCAGCACCATGAATGGCTGACTGCGTGAAACCTGACAAGTAGCCAAGAACGTCTTGGTCAAACTGGTCAGCGAGGCGATACGCAGCACGGTCACTTGCCAAAGATTGGAAGTTAACGTGTGAGTGTGCCTCTTCAATGTCGTCCACCTTGAAAGCAAAGTAGTTAGCTTTGTCAATCGTTAGGCTGAACTCCTCATCGTCAAGGTCTTGCGGGGTAATAGTTGTACCACGTGCATACGCCTTAACGGTGATTTCGGGTTCTTTGATAACCTTAACGGAATCGCCCATCTGCGCAATCTCACCAAAGTAGTCGGAATTGGTGATTGCTTCAACAATAGATGCCTTGCGGAAAGCAACCTGCACCTGTTTGCTGTAGATAATAGGACTAAAATTACCGTTAGGAAGATTACCATACCCGCTTGCGGTAGTAAATGCCATTGTAATCTCCATTTAGCATTATTCACAGATGCAAACTTACAAGACTAATTAGAGGCTGATTTGCTTGGGTGCGTTCAATAATAAGGTGGCCGCCCTACTATTTTACGGGCCATGCGCTTCAGGTAATCCGTAAGACTTTGCTGTTTGCGTATTGTAGTGTAACAGTTCTGCGCAACAAAGTTACACTAATCTGACTATAGTTATACCTATATATAACTATTTGTCAACCTTTTTTTCTTTCGGTATTTCAAGAAAATTCATATTCATACTGAAAGACCTGCGTTCTCCTTCTGTATAGAATGGATATACACAGTGAAATAGTTGTGAAGGAAATACGTAGAAGTCTCCAACCTGTGGCTTAATTACAAAGTTTGTGCAGGTATATCCTGATGGTGTACCTGATGCAAATTGTATATGCCCATTAGCAGGATGGTGGTCTTTGTAATCTTCTTCCCACTCTTCTTCTATTCCTTCAGGTAGCTTTAGGTATCCTACACAAGATAATCTTGACCCTGTGTGGATGTGTAGTGGATTGTACTCACCATTAAATTGACGTACAAACCAACCTGATACTACCTGCAATCCATAGTTGTAGTTATCTACATCTAGTGAGTTAGCCCCAAAAGAGTTCCGTAGTTCTGTGTAGGCTTGGTATTTACCTACAAATTGCCCTAAACCTTCTTGAGCAATATCTACAATTTCTTTATCAAAAGCTAACTCTTCTTTTACCTTGCCTACCAAGTTATCAGAATAGTCTTTTAACTTGTCAGACATTTTACTGTTTAGCTTATCAACCAACTCATCTGGCATACGATAGTATCCCATCGTTGGCCCGAATGGAGCAAATAGTTCCATTTCTTTTTGTGGCTTAAATATTATACTCATCGTGCAGACCCACTTACATCATAGACAAACTTGCCACTACGGATTGCTTCCATGATTTCATCTGAGTTTTTTTCATACTCTTGTGCAGACATCTTCTGAACATCCGACTCTTTTAAGTATGAACTAGCTTCATCTTTCTGTGGTGTGCTACGTGAGTTCTTTGTGGACACAGACTTTGCTGCATCTTTATTTGACTTAGGTTTGTCTTGACCTATTCCCTTATCGGCTTTGTATAGATCAATGGCTCTAGCTGCTGCACGTGCATCATTGTCATTGTCATACAGTGCATCTTGTACCCACTTAGGCTGCTCTTCTGCCCAATCGTGAAACTCATCACTGTCACGTATCTCGCCAAAGTCAGGATGCATACGCATCAGTTCTACTTCAGCTTTTTCTTTAGTAGCAGACATCTGCATTTCATCAATTGCTTTTACACGTTCTTCTAGTGCAACTGATTGCTCACGTGCTTTCTTCATTGCAATTGTTTCAACTATAGCAGCTACGTCTGGATAGTCTGCTGCCCACTGTTCTATGTCTTCATCAGACTTAGGCAGTTTCATTTCTTTTTTGGTCGCATCATTTAGTTGACTTTTAAGAGCATCTATCTCTTTCTTAAAATCTTCTGCTTGCTTTTGTTGATGCCTACGTAGATCAGAGTAACGCTTCTTAAATGTTTTTTCTTCTGCGTTAGTAGGTTCAGCTTCTTCTGGCTCTGCAGTTTCTTCTACCTCACCACGCTGTTCCTTCATCATCTGTTCTAGTTCTTCTTCTTCCTTCTTACGCTTTTCTTCATTTGTGTATTTACGATTTGCAAATGCAACTTTCTTTTCCGGCTTTACTTCTTCAGCCATAATAGTAGCTTCTTCAGCCATTCTACTTCTCCTTGTTGGGGCCAACCGTAGCCACGGGGTGGGGGATTAGGTAGCCAACTTATCATGAATTATTTTTTAGAAGCTAATCCACTCCGCTTCATTTGTGAGGCTAATTTGTTTTTCTTATATGCCTCACCTACAAATGCACCTTTGTAATCTCCACCGCCAAAGGCATCACTTATTCCTCCACTACCCTCTCCTTCAGGTCCAGTGTCACCAAAAGAATCACTAAAACCACCAGAGCCGCCATCATCTCCAAAAGCATCACTAAAGTCATCAGAGGAACCAACATCTTCATACTGACCAGTAGAAATTAAAGATGCTTGTTTTTTAGCTATATTTTCTTGTTGTGCTACTCTAGCATCTATTCCAGCTTGTCTTTTTGCTTCATACTCTGCACGTCTTGTCGCTTCTTCTTTATTTATTCTAGCTTGTTTTTCAATAGCATTAAGTCTATCTTTTCTAGCTTTTCCAGCAGCAGTTAAAACATTTGTTCCTGTTCTTTTTGAAGTAACTGGATTTCCATTCCTGTCCGTTACTACATTACTTCTAAACTCAGCATCTGCTTCTTGTCCGGGTCTTGAGTCTCGTGGCGTTTGTCTGTTAAAACCAACTCTTTTTGCTTCTACTGCACTTCTTTCAACCCTAGCCATTTCATTAGCAAAGTCTCTGTCGGTAAACGTACCCTTTACTCCCGCTTTTTCTACATACGCATTTTTAATAGCATCATATGCTCTATCCTGTATATCAATAGCTTCTTGTGTACCCAACACTTTATTAATTGCTGCTTGAGTATCTTGCCCTCTAAATGCTGCTGTATGGGCTGCTGACATTGCTTGACCAACTAAAGTAGCTTGCCTATCATTCATTAATTGACCTCTATTAGTTAAACCCATAGAGTTTAATGCTTGATTCATTCCAGTAAAGCCAGCTACTCCAATATCTTTTACCGTAAAATTAGTAAGTCCTGCAGCTTTAGTTAATTCCGTAACTATACCAGTTAAACCTAAACTACCCAGTTGTGAAGCCCCCTGCACTGCTGTAGCTTTTCTAAGTGCTTCATTGCCAAATCCAAAATCTTTACTGCCACCATAAAAATTATTTTTGTCTGCTGCAGATACAAAAATATCTCCTACAGACTTACCTCTAGGGGCATCAGGATCACCACCACCAATTAATCCTTTAAAGTTATTAAGTAATTCAGATATAGAACCAACAGATGTTGTACCTGTGCCTGTCCCAGTATCAGAATCACCACCACCATCACCGTCATCCGTAGGTCTAGTTGTGGTAGGGGGTGCTGTGGTAGGACTATCTGCTTCTTTTGTTTCATCATCCTGCTGACTTGGGAGCTTATAGTCTACACCGGGAACTCCTGCGCCTATGGTTTGTTGAAATGTAGGCATTACTGGTTGTATAGTTGTTGGTGTAAACTGTGTTCCTGCAGGTTGAAACTGAGCAGAAGCTGCTTGCACAGGTGCTGCTGCTTGTCCTGCTGGTGCTGCTGGCGGTGTCATGGTATAGTTATTAACACCTGCTGCAATTGCTGCTGCTGGATTAGGATAGGCAGTTCCATCAGGGCCGTATACAACGACTTGTGGAAATACTGGTGCTGGTGGTAAACCTTGAGAACGGATCGGTGGAGTTGGACCTCCTCCAAAACCCGGAACAGGCTGCATTTGACCTACAGGTGTACCTAATGGTCCCATAAGATTTTGAGCAACTCCTTGATTTTTAGAAACTGCGCCTATAACATTTTTACCTAGTGAACCTACAAGACCACCGACATTCATCTCTAACCCATCATCTTCCATTTCAAGGTCATCCATACCAAATGGAACATCATCTGGAATAGTAGCTTCTTCACTATTACCCATTTGACCCATAGCTTCCATACGCTTAAGACCCATCTTTGCTTCATCACGTAGTGCCATCATTTTATCTAATCCATGATAGCGCACTACATCTGCTGGCATAACAAATTCACCCTCACTTAATTGTGCGGGTATATCGTCACGGACTTCCTCTTGAGTAGAACCTACAGGTACATCATTGCCAGATACAGGGTCAACTGTACCACCTTCTTGCATGAGACCACCCTCATCAAAGAGTTCCATTTGTTTTGCCATGTTAGCCATTGATAGCATCCCTTAATGTTTTAATATTACGTAATACCGCTATCGCTCCCTGCGCACGGTGCATCAGTATTGTATTATCACCCTGTTCTAATGTACGGTGTTGTTGTTCTATAAGCAGGTCTAAATAATTACTGAAGTGGTCCCACTGGTGCTTGTTGTTGACCAGCGGCTTGAGTTTGCTGAGTATTTCCTTGTTCACTTGCACTAAATCCTTGTTCACCCGGCACTGGAACTTGTCCCGTACCTATGTTGCCACCACCTGCACCTGTTGGGTCCATAGCATCACCGCCCGGTGGGGGTGTCATACCGCCCTGTTGATTTTGTAGAGGTGCTTGAAACTCTTTCATAATTTCTGCTTGCAGAGCAGCTTCATCCATATTGTTGGTAACTTTGTCTGGGTCTAAGTCCATAGACTTTGCAATCTCACGAATTACATATTGGAACTTAGCAAATGGAGCAAGTGCAGGGTTACTTGCAATTTGTAAGAACTGCATAAGTCTTTGACTACGTACCTCGTTAGCCATAAGACTTTCAGTTCCACGTGCTTTAACTTCTAAATCACCTTTAATGTTAGGGTCAAAGTCAAACTGCATATTAAAACGAAATAGACCTTCACCCAAAGGACGCAGCAAATAGTCATCTACATTTTTAATAACCGTTTTTGTGCCACCTTGCGCAGCACCCATAAGCATTGATATACCACTAGCAGTTCTGCCTACACCAGATACACCTGTTTGTCCATGTGCAAAAGAAGGAAAGCCTGTGCTTTCATCTGCCAACACACGTGCTTTGTCAAACAGCATCATGTTCTCTTGTGCTACATTTGGAAACTTTGTACCAAAGATTGCCTGACCGGGTGCGCCACCCTGTCTACGGAATATCTTACCGGGATACAATGATAAGTCTTGACCCGGCACTAGATTAGTTTCATCTACTTCTACAATCAAGTTACCTGACAGCACAGCGTTATCTACAGCCATACGCATAAAGCCATTCATTAATGTCTGCGTATCATCCATATTTTCAGCAATGCCTACGCCAAAAAAGGAGTACGGGTTTAACTCATACGGTGCAGCAGCATATGGTATCTTTGCAGGTTTAAACGGATTAAGAACCATACGTAACAGTTTGTTATTACAAATCCAGATATTTGCCTGTAGTTCATCAAACTCTTTTAGTTCTTTTGGTATTTCTACTTCTTGTTCTTCAAGTAGTTCAACATCCACCATGCCCCAATATTCTAATACTTCAAAGCGGTCAATACCATGCTCTGGTGCATAGTCTGTTAAATCTTCTTCCCAATACTTCTTGGTATAATTTTCACCCATTTGGATGACTTCATCAATTACACCACTTCTAAAGTAGGGACGCTTCTTTAGATTACGTAACTGTGTGCGAGACATCTTATGTCGTTCAATAACAAACTGTGCCTCATCCATATTATTAGCATCTGGGTCTGCATAAAAGTTCCAAACAGATACATGATTTACCTGTGGTATAGTTTTAAACAACGGGTCATAGTTACCATCATCACCCCAGTTCGGATATTCTTTGTCTACAGCAAATGGCCCTTTCATTACACCTGTGCCAAACAATGCCATCTCAAATGCAGCACTACGTAAATGTTTAGTAGCACCCGACTCTTCTAACTGGTCATGTATTTTCTTTTGCATCTTTTTTGCTGCAATAAGTGCGGGACTAAATGCAATAGCTGTAGGCGTTTTACCCGGACCCTCTTTTAGTTTATCAGCGACTGGTTCCAGTTTATCTTCCAACGCCCCAAGTTTTTCTTGTAAACTCTGGGCAGTTGCACCTGCTGGGAAATCCATTCCATCTCCCTGAAAACCATAGGGACTTGAAAGAGCAGTTTCACCACGCAGTTGTTCTGGTTCTTTAGGGTCAAAATGTACATCAGCAACAACCCCCTCTGGTAATTCAGTAGGCTCAATAGATAAAGGAAAACGCTGGTTAGCAAATAGAACATCAACAATCTGTCCATATGCTGCCAGCGTCTTAGTTTTAGTTATCTTAACAAATACACGAGATTTTTCTGCTTCTGTAAACTGCACATCAGGACCATACAAACCACGATAGTTACGATAGGCACGTAACCATCTCTCTTCATCTTGGTATCGGTAGTCTTCAGAACGCTTATATCTTTCCATAATAAACGGAATGATATTTGTTACATCCATATCTGTTTCGGCAGTATCGTCTGTATCTTCCAGAGCAATAGCATCGTCTTCAATCATAATTTCATCTTCTGCCATTATACTTCCTTTGCTCCTACTATAGTGCATTTATATTCTATAGACTTCCAATCACCGTCAGTAGGTATATTTTCATGCACAGTTTTCATTTCAATACAGTCTGGCTTTTTATCAAACCACTGTATGGTCTGCGTTCCACAATATGCTGTAGAACAAACTGTTAACATTAAAGACCAAATTATTTCCATGTTAATATCCAAATGTAGCATCTGCTACTCTCATACCACTACCCGGTCTACCCATAGGATCGTAGTCAAATATACTAAATCTTGGTCTGGACATTATACCATACCTAAGAGCGTCATACAAGTGGTCTTCGCTTTTTGTATCCACGTCTTCTGGGTTTTTCTTGTCCAACGGTATTGAGGGCAATTGGGAGATGACATTTGTGCAAGTATCAAAGAAAACAAGTCTAGGTTCCTCTGTAAATTCATCTATCTGCAATCTACGATGTATTTCGTTTTTACCTGCTACCCTGCTTCCTCTGCTTCGGTCTGACGGTCTCCACCTACAACCTTTATTTATCATCTGTTCAGCAAGAGAAGGGCCAGTATCACCCCGCTTATGCCAAAGAGAACTATCCAAAACGCCATACTTAATATTGCCATCTTCTGCTTCCAAATCCAATATCATATCTGCCAAGTCTGTGGCAAGGACTTTAGAAACGTAGAGTTCTCTATATATAACAATTTGTTCATTCGGTGCAACAGCAAACCACAAAACGCCACTATAACTACCATAACCGTAATCACAAGCCCTAAACTTAACCCAATTATTAGGTATGTTAAAAGGCTCAATAACATGAACGTGCCTATCAAACTCAGTAAAGGCAGCACCCTCTTTAATATCCCAGTCTCCTTGAAGGAGTTGTCTTCGTTGCTGCTCTGGTAGAGATAAGAGCATGGCTTCGTAGTCACCTGCGTTTGCAAGGTACGGGTTATCAGAAAGTCTCGCTGGTATAAATCTTCTTTTAAATAAAGGTTTTCCAGCCTTGCTATGTCCAGCGGGGTATCGCAAGACCTCTGTTGTGTCAATATCTGTGGCATCAAACGACCTGTTATACGGAGATGGGTCAATAAACATTTTCTTAACCCAATGATGACCCCTACCTCCGGGGTTGGTCGTGGCCCTCATAAAAATTGGTAAATCGGTTGCAGTGGACCGTAGACGTGACCGCATGTAATTCCATGCGTATGGTGTGGCCCACTGTGTCAATTCGTCAAAGCCTATCCAGCTAAATGCCAGACCCTGATAACGCAAGACATCTTCATCTCTGTCAAGATAAGACATCCACAACCTTGCACCAGATGGCGCAGTCCACTGCATCTTTCTCTCTGACCATTTTATTCCCGGCCAGATTTTTGGGTATAACTCCTGCGATTTGAATATGAGTTCCCTTAACTCTTCCGTTGTATGTCGCAGAAGCAGACCACTAAACTGTGGATGCCCCATATACCTTAAAGGGTCTGCAAGCATAGCGTAGCTTTTACCGCCACCTGCACTACCCCCGTATAACACTTCTCTTTCACTCGCTGCAAGAAACTCTGTCTGTGGTCCCTCGTTTGGTTTGAATAATATGTTAGCGTGTTCCTCTACGCTATCTGTTTCATGTGAAACGTCCTGTATCTCAACCTTCGGCTTTTGCACCCGTTCTTTGGGTGTGGATTTCTTGCGCTTTGGCGATTGCCTTTTCCGCATACTCTGCCCACTTGATAAGGCTTGCAGCTTGGTTCTTACGTCTTCGCTCATATTGTAATCGTTTCCTCAAACCTACATGCGAGATATATCTGCCAGTCTGTGTACTCAACCAATTTGCAACCTCACGGTAGCTATACTGATTTACGTGCTGCCTAGCTTTCTCTAGCAAATCCAATTCAATTGGTATAGGCTGAAGAATATCGGGGTCTTCATCATCCTGCTTATATCCGAATGGTACTGTACGTGCAATACGTGGAATGGGTATCCATTCGTTTTTTTCTTTAATATCTGTTGGCTGTGGTAGCTTCCACTTACCTATGCTTCGTGTCATTTGTTTTTACGGTTGTCTACACTAGATAAAACCATACCACCTTTACGGTAGTCAATAGAGCCACCTCTGTTTAACATTTTTAATTTTGTGCGAGGATTATTAGGGCCAGAGGGTCTCCGTATTCCCCCTAATACAGATTTACCACCACCTGCAATAGTTTTTAGTTTTTTCTTTGTTTTCTTTTTAGATTTTTCTCGTTTTTCTTTTTCTTTTTTCTTTTGTTTTTCTTCATACTCCGCTTTTCTTTTAGCAGATAGTTCATTAATCTCTTTGTCTGATGGCTCTTTAGTTAGTAAATCGCTTTTACCTTTTTTATCTGACAGAGCATAATCTATGCCTAATCCTTCTTTTAAAGAAAATTTAACTTTACCTGATGCTCTAAATTCTAAACGCTGACGGTCTGAGGGAGTGAAATAATGAAGTCCTTTTGAATCAACCCCTGTGCTTTTTGCAGACACAGTTTTTCCATCAGGAGTTTTCATAGTTTCTGTTATTCTATTTTTTTGATATATTGCCACTAATCATCCTCTACTGGTGCTTTGGCTGGCATAAGCATTACCCCACCTGAGGATTCTACCTGCACCTTCTCTGTTTTAATCAGACCTGTGCGGT